GAGTAAACCATATATCATTTATCGTATGCCGCGCGAGCGTGGCTATGTCATCGTGCAGATTTATGCTGAAACGCCAGAAGGCAAGCAGCAGGGCGTGGCAGATTATTTGCGCGATTTTAGAGTTTATGAAGCGCGGGTTGACCACGAAACCAGCACCACCGCAACAATTAAAAGAAGGCCGTATCAGTAATGGCTGACATTATCGACTTATTTGGTGGCGAAGTAGATAAGGACACCGACCCGGATGCCACGCTTATGGTGCTGATGGGTCGGCTGGATGGGTTCGTGCTTTCTGGCGTTGATAAAGAAGGCCGCGAAGTAACAGCCGTGACCTTTGGCACGTTGCCACAAGCTGTCTGGTTCTTGGAACGCGCAAAATATGAACTGTTAAAGCGAGTGGACAATGAAGAATAAAGAGCAAATTGTTTACGACTTTTGGTGTGCAGAGATGCGCGAGAATGAGCGCAGGCGCGAACAGCTACGCCAGAAGCGCATTGAACGCAGGGAACTTCAAAAGCCGGAATACACGCTGGGCATAATCAATCAAGATGGCCAGTATGAATTGGTGCAAGCAAAACCATTAAGCGAAACAACTAAGCGTCTGCCCGAAGTCATTGCAGTTGTGGTGTTCTTTTTGTGGTTGTTTGCGGTTATGGAAACAAACATTGGAGCGTTAAAATGAAAGAACATTATGACGAGAATGGCGAGTTGGTTGCCATCGAAACTAACGAGGCAAAGCCTGTGGATATACCACCGCCGCAGTTGCGTTATGTGTCGCCTTGCAGTGATGCAAGGTTTGTTGCCGACTTGTGTATCTCAGAAGGCAATGACTATATACGCTTTGCGCTAAACCGCGACCAAGCAGTCAATATGATTGACCAGTTAAATACGCTGGTGCGCCAGTTTGATAAGCGCACGCCAGAGGACACCTATAATGGATGAAGACCTTAAAGAGGCAGTGCGGCAAACGCTTGCATATGCCAAACGGATGCGTGGTAACACGACAGATGAAGACTTGGTCGAGAAGCTAACTTGGCAACTCGAACATATTGTGGAGACTTTCGATGGGTCTGAGTGAGTGGATGGACAAGGCTGGCATGACTGATGGCGAGATGGCACAGCGTGTCGGTTGCAGTCGGTCAGCTATTTCGCGGTATCGTTCTGGTGAGCGTATGCCCCGGCCTGATACACTAATGAAGCTGGTGGACGTTACAAACAATGATGTCAGCCCAATGGATTTCGCAAGGTTGCACCGTGGCAAATAAGATTTACAGCTATCATCTGCCAACACCGCCAAGCGTCAATCGCCTGTGGCGCATATCTGGCAAACGGATGTATCGCAGCAAGAAATATACTGAATGGATTGCTGAGGTAACGCTGGCACTCGAATTAGAACAACGGCCAGAAATTGACTATCCGTTCAATATCGAAATCATTGTCGGACGGCCAAGCAAGCGTCGTATGGACATTGATAACAGGGCAAAGGCAGTTATGGATGTGTTGCAGCATTGCAAGGTCATCACAGACGATTGCCTTGCCAATAGGGTCACGATGATGTGGTCTGACATCGACGGTTGCGATGTCACAATTTGGAGAGCAGAGGGAGATATATAATGAGCGCGTTCGAAGCACACGGCATACGCCACCTGTCTTACAGCAGCATTGATATGTTTAGGACAGACCCGGCAGCGTGGCTGTTGCGTTATCCGATGAAAATCAAAGGTGGCAGCAACGTCAACATGTGGCGCGGCATAGCCGCTGAGTATGGTGTCGAGCAATATTTGACAGACGAGTTTGCGGTGCTGTCGGTAGAAGAAGCCATTGAGTTAGCTGTCAAGCGGTTCTCAAGAGATACTGCGTTGCTGACAAACGGCGGCGACAGAGACAAGGCGCGAGAAGACCTTGTTGGTTACGTTACCAATGGCATTGAAGCTATGAAAGCCATTTGGCAAGCCTAATGCAACACAGACGCGCCTATCGCTGCGGCTGGATGGTTGCCCCGGTCGAGATTATGGGGTTCGATGACTTTAGCTATACCGACCCCAATCTATCTATCGACCTCAAGACGACTGGCAGACTGCCCAGCGCAATAATGGATAACCACAAGCGGCAAGGCGCACTGTATCAAGCGATGCGGCCTGATTATGACATCAAGTTCTGCTACGTCACGCCAAAGAAGTTTGCTGTGTATGACCTCGATAAAGATGAGGCGGCAGAGATATTAGAAGAATATAAAGTCACGGTGAAGAAGATGGAGACGTTCCTATCGTTGTCGAATGACGCGCGGGAACTCGCCAGCATCTTCGCCCCATCCTATTCCAGCTTTTACTGGAATGACCCGATAATGCGTAGTGAAGCCAAGCGCATCTTCGGGGTTTAATCACGGCTTCATGCAAAAGAGAGAAATGTAAAATGCCTTTAAGTTTAGGAAATGGTGGCACTGGAAATTATAAGCCTTATGTAAAATATATGGCTTCAACATCAAGTTGGGCAAACCGCGATGGTGCGGTCAACTTGAGCAAGGCGGTCTTTGACCTTGCAAACATCAAAACAGGCTGGTGCTTGTTTACTGAGGGTGGCGCACCTGAATGGGTGATGGACGCCAGCTTAGAAGCACCCGCAGCGCGTCCTGATGGCGAAGGCCAGTGGAAGCGTGGGTTTAAGGTTTGCATTATGAGCAAATCCGCGTTTGGTGAAGAAGAACCAGTAGCAGAGTGGGCTACAAATGGTTCTGGTGCAACAATGGGCATCGCCCAGCTTTACAGCGACTATGAAGCGGCTGGCGATAAGGCTGGTCAAGTCCCGGTTGTGGAGTTCTCAGGTGCTGTGCCGACTAAAGTTGGTAGTAAAGGCTCGACGACTATCCCGACGCTCAAGATTGTCAGTTGGGTTGACCGTCCGTCCGAACTGGACGACAACGAAGATACAGGCGCGGAAACTCCCTCTTTGCCGCAGCCTGTCGCTAGTGCGGACGACGAGTTCTAAGCATTAGCATAAGAAGGGTCGGCGCGGTTTCCTCCCTCGTCTGCGCCGACCCGACTATACGAGGGGGACAAACGTGGGAGTTTGTATAATGGATATTATAAGCAAAGCATTAGAGGTGGCCGAGGATTACCCGGTCTTCCCGTGCGACGCTAAAAAGCGACCCGTCTGCCACGGCGGGTTCAAAGCAGCTACGCAAGACCCGGACGAGGTCGAGCGTTTATTTTCAGCCAGCAATGCCGCACTAATCGGCATACCGACTGGCGAGGTGTCAGGCGTGTCAGTTATCGACATTGATGTGCGTGACGGTAAACAAGGCAAGGAATGGGTCGAGAAAAATGCGGAACTTTTGGGCATCACTAAGGTCGCAGAAACGCAATCAGGTGGATGGCATTATTATTATAAGCACGTTTCTGGTATTCGAAACCGCGCTGGCATTGACGGTTGCTGCGATGTCAGGGGAGACGGAGGCTATGTTATTCACCCCGAAAGCACTGGTTATAGGTGGGTAAACGATGAAGACTTTGCGGAATTTCCTCCAAAGGTTGCAGCGCAATCCACCGGAGTGGCTGCTGCAAGTCTTGATGTTCCTATGGGTAGCGATGCTTTTGATGCTTTTGGTCGGCGTGTTGATGGCCGTGAACATTATATGGCATCTATGGTTTTGGCTGCTATATCCGACTTCTTTAGGGATAATGGCACTTTTCCGACGTTGCAGTGGATGGAAGAAAATGTTTACCCGACATATGAAATAAAGGTAGGAAGCCGCACAGGCGATTTGAACGCAGAAGGGCGTGGGATTGATGAGTTTAGAAAGAAAGTTACCAGCACAATTATCCGAGCGCGAGAAGGCAAGATTGCAGACATTCATATTGCGCCGAACAAAGACAGTTCGCCAACAAGCGTATCCAGCAGCGTTGCAGAAGTTCCTCAACGAAAAATCAAGGTCAAAACACTAGGCGAGTTGCGTGCAACACCGCCGCCGTCGTTTATGGTCGCGGATTATATCATAGAAAATAGCTTTGCGGTGCTATATGGCGCACCTGCTAGTTTTAAGTCGTTTCTGGCGATTGATTGGGCATTGTCGATAGCACACGGCGTTGACTGGAATGGTCGGCCAACCGCGCAGGGTGCGGTGGTGTATCTGGCTATGGAAGGCCAATCAGGCATCGCTGTGCGTGCAGAAGCGTGGCACAGGGACATGCAGCTTGGCGATGAGGGTGTGCCGTTTTATGCCGTTACAACGCCGATTGGTATGGCAATGGAAGATGCCCCAGATGTATTACAACTGAGACAAGCCATTGAGGACACGCTGGGCGGTGTGTCACCTGACTTAATTGTGGTCGATACACTGGCAAGGTCATTTGCCGGGTCTGGTGCTGATGAGAACAGCGCGACCGATATGGGCATGTTTATACGGTCGTGCGATTTACTGAAAGAGTGGTTTGATTGCACTGTGCTGGCCGTTCACCATAGCGGCAAAGACAGCGACAAGGGCTTGCGTGGTTCGTCAAGTCTGCTGGGTGCGGTTGATACGTCGATTGCCATTAAGCGCACGACTGGCACGGAATATATTGAGGTTATCGTGCAGAAGCAGAAAGATGTGTCCGAGGCCGACCCGTTGGCTATGGCAGCGCGTGAAGTTGCATTTGTGCAAGACGCATTTGCACAAGAGCAAAGCAGTCTGGTGCTGGATGTGACCGATGGCATACCTAAAAACAAGAAACTCAGCGACGGTCAGCAGCAGTGTATTGACGTTCTGGCGGAGTTGTTACGGGCTGGCACATTCACCGAAACCGACGAAGATGGGTCAAAAGGGGTGCGTTCAGATGTGCTGAGAAGGGCTGTTGCGGCTGATGGTAAGAACTATTCAGACAGCGGATGGTCGGATTTCACTTCACGCCTAGTGTCAAAAGAGTTGTTAAGCAAAAACAATGGCTTATTCAACATAGGTATGAAGGCATGAAGGTAACATGAAGGTTAGGCATGAACATTCATACACTACATACCCCCCCTATATAGGGGGTATGTATGAAGAATGGGGAAAGATATGAATAGACCGATATATGAGACAAAAGCAGATGTGGCAAACGAGGAAGCTGTGGCGCGACTGATAACAGAAGCGCGTGGCTATATGATGGTCAAGTTGCCACGACTGAACCAAATGGATTATGCAGCATTTACCACCGATGGCTTGAAGGCACTTATCGAAATCAAGTGCCGCCGCAATACGATGGCAAAATATGACAGCATGATGATTGGTATGGAGAAGGTGCTACATGCCCGGCAAGTGAATAAGCACTTTGGCGTGAAGTCGTATCTATTCGTGCAATGGACAGACCAGCTTGGCTATGTATGCCTCGAAGATGACTGCACGATTGATATGGGCGGCAGGACAGATAGGAATGACCCGAATGATATGTCGCTGCACGCATATTTTGATATTGATAAGTTTAGGGGGTTGTGATGACAAAACGCAAAAGCAGATATGATGTGGACGCAATCGGCAAGGATGACTATGTGCCGATGCAAGGCTGGCAGTATGACCAGATAAACGGTGCGCTTAAACCGCTTGACGCGGCTGCGGCTGACATTGAACTGCGATGGGGTGCAGGCCGATTGGAAACTTTAGTCAGCCCTGAGACAGCAGCTAAGTTCGAGGCCGCACGCGCAAAGCTGGATGTGGCACTGCATGACAAGGACGTTGACCTAGTTATTCAGCGTGCGGGTGTCATGCTGCGTGGGTGGGCTGCACTAGAGAAAGAGGCGATTGCAAGCGGTCATAGGGCAGTTCCGCCAGAATTATGGCACGCAACTGCCCCACAAGAAGATGGCAAGGATGAGATGCAGATAGTTATCGCCAAAGATAACAGTGCCGCAACATTGGCGCAGACCGACTTACCAGTCTATACTGTCATTGAGGTCGCGCGCATTGTGCGTGCGTGGCGCAGTCAAATGGATGTTCATGCAGCTAAGATTGCGTTTCCGGGTGCTGAGGTTGTTGGCATCAAGGGCGATGAACACTTTGATGATGAGATACCGTTTTGACAATACGATTAGACGTAAACACAGATATAAAAAGGCTGACCAAAAAGTTGGACAGGATACAAGCAAAGCAGTTGCCATTCGCCACTGCGTTGGCCTTGACCAATACAGCCAAAGGCTTATTGAGTGAGCAGAAGCGCGAGATGAAACGAAGTTTCACTAAGCCTGTTGCATACACATTGAAGTCAATCGCATATCAGTCAGCTAACAAGAAAGACCGACCCATCCAGTCGCGTGTGTTCTTTAGGGAGTTCTCAGGCAAAGGAACGCCAGCCTATAAGTATTTGACACCTAACATTGCAGGCACACGCCGAAGACAGAAGCGGCACGAGAAGCTGTTGAGCCAAAAGGTTGGACGCAAGATATACACAGCACCTGCATCAGGCGCACCGCGTAATGCTGCTGGCAATATAACCGGGGGCTACTATACAAAAATTCTTTCGCAAGTGCAGGCGTTCGGTGAGGTCGGCTTCCGTGCAAACGCACGACGCAAAGGTTCGCAAGGTTTCTACATAGCAAGAAAAGGCGGACAGCCTGTTGGTATTCGCAAGCGAGAAGGCGGCGAGTCAAAAAAGATTTTGAACTTCACAAGCGCGCCGCCTGCTTACAAGCGACGCTATGACTTGTATGGTTCAAGCGACAAGTATGTAAGCGACAAGCTAACAAAGAACTTCCGCAAAGCGTTAAGATACGCACTAAAGACTGCCAGATAACTAGGTTCTTTCCTATGCAACCCGTTTGCGGGTAATTCAAACCCCAAACTTTTTTTAGCGATAGGAAAAAAGCCAAAGGCCACCACGAGGAGATTTGACAAGATGAGTATGACGCAGAAACTATGGACAATATCGGCTTTAGGTGTTGAGTTTAATATGGACAGGCGTGCTGTAGCCAAACGCCTCAATGATGTAGTCCCGGCGAAGACCGACAAGCGTGGCAAGTATTACAAACTCGACGACGCGGCCAAAGCAATCATCGGTCAGGTTGCCACAAGCAGCGAAGTTCTAAGCTACGACGAGGCACGCGCACGCAAGGTTGCCGCCGAAGCTGAGATGGCAGAGATTGAACTGGCTAAAGAACGCGGCCTGCTGCTGCCCGTCGAGATGGTTGCGGAAATTAACCAGAACATCTTTAGCGTGTTTCGCGCGCGCATGATGGCATTGCCTGCAAAAGCTGCGCCTGATGTGTTTAGTGCGGACAATGTGAAAGAAGCGAAGTCGCTGTTGAAAGATTACGTCAACAGCGCATTGGATGAACTGTCAAACAGCGTGGTGGAAACGTATGAAGACGATAACGATACCGAACAAGCAAGCGGCTAAGATTGTCGTCCAGCGAACACTGGACGCAGTAAAGCCGCCGCCCGATTTAAGCATCAGCGAATGGGCTGACCAATATCGCGTGCTGTCGAGCGAAGCATCGAGCGAATACGGCGCGTGGAATACCAGCCGTGCCGAATATCAACGCGGCATTATGGATGCTATATCGGACGACAACATCGAAGAAGTTACCATCATGTCATGCGCGCAGGTCGGCAAGACAGAGATGATACTAAACCTGATTGGCTATCATGTCGCGCAAGACCCAGCCCCGATGCTGGTTGTGCAGCCGACACTTGAGATGGCACAAACATTCTCGAAAGACCGCCTTGCGCCTATGGTTCGGGATTGCCCGACACTGGCTGACAAGATTAAAGACCCGCGTGCAAGAGACAGCGGCAACAGTATCTTGAAAAAGCAATTTGCTGGCGGTCATATAACGATGTGCGGTGCAAACAGCCCATCAAGTCTTGCGTCGCGTCCTGTTCGCCTAGTTCTATGCGATGAGGTTGACCGCTTCCCGAACAGTGCTGGCACAGAAGGCGACCCGATTGATTTGGCGAAACGCCGGGCGACCACATTCACAAACCGCAAGATTGTAATGGTCAGCACGCCGACGGTCAAAGATGCCAGCCGCATCGAAGCAGCATTTGAAGAAACGGATAAACGCGAGTATCATGTCCCGTGTAAAGACTGCGGTGAAGAACAAGTGCTTCGGTGGAGCAACGTAAAGTGGGATAAGGACGCGCCAGAGACGGCGGCTTATATCTGCGAACACTGCGGTTCAGTTTGGGATGATGCGGCTCGTTTCCGAGCAATACGCAGGGGCAGATGGGTCGCCACCAACCCATCAGTCGGGAAGGCGGGCTTCCGACTATCTGGTTTGTGTTCACCGTGGACACCTATCGAAAGTGCAGTGCGCGAGTTTTTGGAAGCTAAGAAGCTGCCAGAGACTTTGCGCGTATGGGTCAACACTTACTTGGGCGAAACTTTTGCCGAAAGTGGTGAGCGTGTCCAAGAGCATGACATCGCAGAGCGACGCGAAGATTGGGGCGAGAAAGTTCCAAACGGTGTTGTGATGGTAACTGCTGGCATTGACGTTCAGGATGACCGACTTGAGGTCGAGGTGTTAGGCATTGGCCGTGACGAAGAAACTTGGTCGCTTGACTATAAAGTTTTGTATGGCGACCCTGCCGCACCGCAGCTTTGGTCAGACCTTGATGCGCTGATGGCGACAACATACGAGCGCGAAGATAGCTTTGAGTTGATAATCCAGTCTGGTGCGATTGATACTGGCGGTCACTTTACGCAGGCCGTCTATAAATACTGCAAGCCGCGTTATGGTCGGCGCATCTTTGCTATCAAAGGTGTCGGCGGCGAAGGCAAGCCGCTTGTCGGCAGACCCAGCACAAACAACAATATGAAATGTAAATTGTTCCCGATTGGCGTTGATACGGCCAAAGAGATTGTTTATTCGCGTTTGCGTATTCAAGAGACGGGTGCTGGCTATTGCCATTTCCCTATCGACCGAGACGACGAGTATTTTCGGATGCTGACCGCCGAGGAAATCGTGACACGCTTTCACAAAGGGTTCAGAAAGCGCGAATGGCGCAAAACACGAGCAAGAAACGAGGCACTCGATTGCAGGGTGTATGCCATCGCCGCTTCTGCTATACTTAACACGAATATCAACGCAATGGCATCTAGGCAGAAGGCCAGACAGAAGCCAGACGACGTTGCAGAAGAAGTTAAGGTGGAGCGCAGGACGGCCAGACGTAGGCCACCCAGCACAGGCTTTGCAAATTCGTGGAGATGATGTAAGATGGCAAAGAAGTTTGGGGTCGCAGAACCGCGTGTCAAGTTAAAGATACGGCGCAAGGGGCGACACAGCAAGGTTGTTAAACGGCGCGACAAGAAGCAGTCGTTCTTTACACAGGGGTCATGCCGTGGCTAATTTATTCGACGCTGATAACGCGCCAACAACTGAACCGCACAAACTTGTTGTTGGTGACTTTGTTCAGTGGAAGCGAACCGACCTTGTTGATGATTATCCTGTCGCCACGCACTCTGCCGAGATAGTTGCGCGGTCAACACATGCTGGCTCTACTGAGTTCAAGATTGCCGCGACAGAGAACGCCGATTACTATTTATTTTCTGCCGCAAGCAGCGTGACCGAAAACTACACCGCCGGGCATTACCACTGGCAGCTTGACATCACAGAGACATCTTCTGGCAATCGCATCGTGGTTGACAACGGCACATTCGACGTAATCGAAGACTTGGATGTGAACGGCGCAGACCCGCGCAGTCATGCCGAGATTATGCTCAATAAGATTGAGAGCATCTTGTCCGGCAAAGCCGACAGCGATGTGTCTAACTACAGCATCAATGGTCGCAGCCTAACTAAATTCTCATTTGCTGAACTTATGGAAGCGCGTGAAAGCTATCGCGCCGAATATCAGCGCGAAATCAATAAAGAGCTTGCTGAGAATGGTGAAAAGACAGGCCAAACAATTCTGGTGAGGTTCTAACCGATGGCATTTTTTGATTTTCTACGCACGAAACAGAAGCCAAAACACATGAAGCGGTCATACTATGGCGCAGAAACAGGCCGTCTTTTCTCCGATTTTATCACGCAATCACTGTCTGCTGACAGCGAAATCAGCCCATCTTTACGCATTTTGCGTGACCGTTGCCGCGAAATATCGCGCAATGACCCGTATGCCAAGCGTTATATTCAAATCTTGAACAGCAATGTTGTCGGCTCTGCTGGTGTTCGCCTGCAAGTTCGCAAGCGCAATGCAGACGGCTCACTCGACTCGCCGGGCAACCGTGTTGTCGAAAATGCTTGGTCATCTTGGGGTCGCAAAGACACTTGCTCGATTGATGGTCGCCTGACTTGGAATCAGTGCCAACGCTTGTTCATCGAAACGCTTGCGCGTGATGGCGAGGTCTTGGTTCGCAAGATTAAGAACCCTACTGGCAACCGCTTTGGCTTTTCGTTGCAGTTTATTGAAGCCGACTACTTAGACGAGAACTATAACAACACCGCGCCGAGTGGCAACGAAGTGCGTATGGGTGTTGAGATTACCAAAGAAGGCAAGCCCGTTGCCTATTGGTTGTTTGAAGATAACCCAAACCACACCAATGGCTTTGGCCGTAACATGAGCGCACGCAAGCGCATCCGCGTGCCAGCCGAAGAAATCATCCACGCCTTCATCCAAGAGCGTGCAGGCCAGACCCGTGGCGTGCCGATGATGGCAAACGTGTTAAGCCGCCTCAAGATGCTTGACGGTTTTGAGGAAGCCAGCTTGGTTCATGCTCGTGTAGCTGCGTCGAAAATGGGGTTCTTTACATCACCGTCTGGCGATGAGTTTATTGGCGACGACTATGACGGCGCAGCCCCATTGATGGACGCAAGCCCCGGCACGTTCAGCCAGTTGCCAGAAGGCATGTCGTTTGAAAGTTTTGACCCGTCGGGTGTTGGCGGTGCTGACTTTGCAGATTTCGAGAAAGCTATCTTGCGCGGCATCGCTTCTGGTCTTGGTGTCAGCTATGTGTCGCTCTCTAATAACTTGGAAGGCGTTAGCTACAGCAGCATCAGACAAGGCACGATGGAAGACCGCGACAACTTTAAGATGTTGCAGCAGTTTATGATTGAGAACTTTGTCGATGACGTTTATCGCTCGTGGCTTGAGCAAGCCATCACTTACAACGCGGTCACGTTGCCGATGTCTAAGTATGACCTGTTTGCCGACCAAGTGACTTACCGTCCGCGTGGCTACCCAGCCATTGACCCGCAGAAAGAAGTCAACGCAAACATCGCTGCAATCAACAGCGGTATTATGACCTTGCAAGATGTCCACGGTCAGAATGGCCGCGACACTGAAGAAGTGTTTGAGCAAGTTGCGCGCGAGAAAGACTTGGCCGCACGTTACGAAATCGAGACTGCGTTCCAGCCGTTTGGCAATAAGTTGCCAGCCGCGCCAAGCATCGACGGAGGGGACGATGGCGAGTTATAAGCCAACCGACGGAATGATTGAGGAAGCAAAGCGCGGCCTCGAATGGCGACGCGAACACGGACGCGGCGGCACAGAAGTTGGCATTGCTCGTGCGCGGGATATTTCTAATGGCAAAAATTTGTCAGAAGATACCGTAAAAAGGATGTATTCTTATTTTAGTCGCCACGAAGTTGACAAACAGGCTGAAGGCTTTTCTCCGGGCGAAGAAGGCTATCCGTCCAATGGCAGAATTGCGTGGGCTTTGTGGTCAGGAAACGCCGGATATACTTGGTCGAAAGGAATAACTGAGATGTTAAAAAAAGATGAAGAACGTGCAGCACCAGACGCATTGACCGTCGGTGACTTTGTTTCTTGGGACAGCAGTGGCGGAACAGCCCGTGGTCGCATCGAGCGCATCCAACGTGATGGAAACATCAACGTGCCGGGTTCTGACTTCACCGTAGAAGGCACAGCCGAAGACCCCGCCGCGCTTATCCGCATTTACCGCGATGACGAAGCCACTGACACGCTGGTCGGTCACAAGTTTAGCACCCTGCGTAAAATCAATGACATTCGTGGCGATAATGAATATGATAAAAAAGAAGAACGGCATATTCAGGCAATCGAAGAAACTGAAGATGCTTATATCGTCACCTTTGGCAAATCTATGCCAGAGCGTGAACAAACCGATAAGGAAGATGATATGGAAGTTGAAATGGAACGCGACGGTTTTGACCGTTCAAAATTGACTTTCCGTGCTGTTGAAGTAGAAGCAACAGACGAAGATGACCGCCGGGTTCGCATGTCGCTATCAAGCGAAGAACCCGTCGAGCGTAGTTTTGGTATGGAAGTTCTTGAGCATACCGAAGAAGCAATTGACATGTCGCGCATCGCAAGTGGCAACGCCCCCTTGCTGAAAGACCACGACATGACTAAGCAGATTGGCGTTGTCGAAGAAGCCTATCTTGACCGTGCAGATAGAAAGCTGCGTGCGGTTGTGCGTTTTGGAAAAAGCGCACTTGCAAGAGAAGTGTATGAGGACGTCAAGGGTGGTGTAATCCGAAACGTTAGTATCGGATACATTGTCAAAAATATGGAAGCAAAGAATGAAAGAAGCGGGACGGTTTCGGTTAATTCGTGGCAACCATACGAAGCAAGTATTGTATCAGTTCCTGCCGATGCCGGTGTTGGTGTGAACCGCAATGCTGAATTTGTCGAAACTATTGAAGTCAAAAAGGATATTGAAATGACTGAAGTAAATAAAGACGAAATCCGCTTGGAAGCTACTGAAGCCGCCAAACGCGAATTTCAAAAAACCGCGCAAGAGATTACTGCTCTTGCCGTTAAGCACAACAAACGTGACCTTGCTGACAAAGCTATTGCCGATGGCATGAGCGTTGACCAGTTCCGTGGCATGTTGTTGGAAGCCCTGCCGACTGGCAAAGCCCTTGAGCAATCTGCTGGTGCAGTTGACATGAGCGAAAAAGAAGTCCGCAATTACAGCTTCATGAAAGCTGTTCGTGGTCTGGTAAACGGTTCTGGCCTGAATGGTCTGGAACTCGAAGTCTCCGACGAGATTGCACGCAAAAACGGTAAAGAAGCCCGTGGCTTCTACGCACCTGACAGCTTCTGGGCTGGCAAGCGTGACCTGATTGCTGGCACAGACGCCGATGGCGGCTTCCTCGTTGGCACAGACCACCGTGGCGACCAGTTCATTGATGCCCTGCGTTCGCGCTTGGTATTCTCTGACCTCGGCACACGCTTCTTGTCTGGCCTTAAAGGTGACGTTGCTATTCCGAAAATGACTGCTGCTGCTACTGCTGGCTTTGTTGCTGAAAACAACGCCGTTGCCGAGCAAAACCAGACTTTCGGTCAGTTGACACTTTCGCCTAAGTCGCTCGGTGCATTCACCGATATGTCTCGTTTGCTGATGATCCAGTCCGACCCGTCGGTTGAAGCTATCATCCGTGACGACCTTCTGAACGCAATCGCTCAAAAAATCGAGCAAGTTGCAATCAAAGGCGGCGCATCTAACGAGCCTGATGGCATCTTGGAAACAACTGGCATTGGCTCAGTTGCAATCGGCACAAACGGTGGCGCAGCCACTTGGGGTTCGGTTGTTGACTTGGTCAAAGAAGTTGAAGCCGACAATGCTGGCCTGTCTGCCGACTCGATGGCATACCTGACAAACAGCAAAGTGAAATCTCACTTGGCTCAGACTGCTAAAGTAAGCAGCACGGACAGCGTTCAAATCCTGAATGACCCGTGGTCAAGCCTGTATGGTTACAATATGGCCGTCACGAACAACGTGCCGTCTGACCTGACCAAAGGCACTGGTTCTGCCTTGTCTGCTCTGGTATTTGGCGACTTTAGCCAACTTATCATCGGCATGTTCTCGTCTGCCGACGTTCTGGTTGACCCTTACACGAACAGCGCAACTGGTGCTGTCCGCGTCCGGGTTATGCAGGAAATGGATTTGGGTGTTCGTAACGCCCAGTCGTTTGCTGCTATCACAGACATCGACGCCTAATTGAGTGGGGGGTGGGCAATCCCTGCCCCCCATTTTTTATTACTACGGAGAAAACAATGGCTGAACAAAAAGTTAAGATTGAAGTTATCGCAGGCGTTGGCATCAAAGGTGTCGCATACGCAAAAGGCGATGTCGTTGAAGTTTCTCAGGCAGACGCTTTGCAGCTTATTGCAATGCGTAAAGCCACTGGCTACGAAGCCCCAAAAGTTGACCGCGCAATCGGTCTGAACACAGAAGATGCAGCACCGCTGGTAAAACGCACCCGCAAGCCGAAAGCCAAATAAATGGCAGTCGAAACCGCCACAGAACTGGCTGTCTTTTTTGAGACAGATGACTTTGCGGTGACAGCAAGCTACACGCCATCAGGCGGGTCAGCCAGCGATGTCAAAGGCATCTTTGACAAAGAATATCTTGAACTAGATAGCGGCGGCACAGTCGCATTTGCTGTAAATCAGCCGCGCTTCCAGTGTTCGACCGCCGACGTTGCTAGTGCAGCCGAAGGCGACGCAATCACCATCTCAGGCACAAACTACATCGTGCGCGTAGTGCAAGACGATGGCACTGGCGTGACGACACTCGTTATCGAGGAGCAGTAGATGGCGCATGTTCGCAAATCTATCCGTGACAACATCGAAACCACGTTGACCGGGCTGACCACGACGGGCAGTAACGTATATGTTACCCGCTTTTATCCGCTTGCCGAGGCGAAGGTGTCTGGCCTTTGCATTTACACCAACAGCGAAGCGACAGAAACAAGCACGCTGAAAACACCTCGCACGCAACTGCGGACGCTTGAGGTTATGGTCGAGGCTTATGTCAAAGGCACAACAGGCATCGACGACACGCTCGACACGATTGCTGTCGAAGTCGAAGAAGCGTTGACCACAGACATTACTCGCGGCGGCAACGCCAAAGACACTAAAGTGACAGCATTTGAAGCCAGCTATGCAGGCGACGGCGACCAGCCAGTAGGCGTTGGACGTTTTACGGTTGAGGTTCTTTATGCTACACTCGAAAACGATATTGAAACCGCAGTATAGGTGACTAGAATGGCCAAGCGTGTTAAGTTATATAAAGATGGACAGACGATGGAAGTCTGGCAAGAGAATGTTGAAAAGCTAACCGCCCGTGGTTGGTCTGAGACAGAGCCAAAGGCGAAGGCTAAAACAACGCCAAAAACCGAAGTTGCAACCAACACTGATGAGGTATAATTATGGCAACGCACACAGGCAGTGAGGGCACGATAAAAATCGGGTCTGACACTTTGGCGGAAATCCGCTCTTATACGCTCGAAAGCACGGGCGAAGTAATCGAAGACACCTCTATGGGTGACAGCGCACGCAGTTATAAAGCTGGCCTGACCACTTTCACAGGTTCTTTGGAAGTTTTCTTTGACGAGACTGACACAGCACAAGGCAACTTGGACGCTGGTTCATCAGTTACTTTGGAAGTTTATCCCGAAGGCGCAACCGCAGGCGACACATATTACACTGGCACAGCCATTGTAACTGGTCGCACCGTGACTGCTTCTTTCGACGGTATGGTCGAGATGTCAATCTCGGTTCAAGGTTCTGGCGGACTGACAGAAACAACCGTTTAATATAACAGACAGGGGGTGGCACTATGTCTGCATTTGGCGAGCGCATAAGCGCGAAAACTAATCAAAGCACAATCCGTGTTGAGGTTGCAGAGTGGGGTGACGAAAACGAGCCTATGGTTCTTTTCGCCACCCCTCTTAACGCAGGCGAGTTCTCGAAACTGCAAAAGAAGCACCCGAACTTTCTGAACAACATGACGGTCGAAGGGCTGATTGATATGTTGATTATGAAAGCAATGGACGGCGAAGGTAACAAAGCCTTTGACGTAGGCGACAAGCCTGTTTTGATGCGCCAGCCTGTTGGTCTTGTCAGCAATGTTGCCGGGCAACTTATGGGCGAAGTCACGAGCGTTGAAGACGCAAAAAAGGACTAAGCGATGACCCTGACCGATTTGTGGTCATCGCACTTGCCGACAGACTTGGTAAGACCATTGGCGAAATAGAAGATATGCCCTATAATGAACTCATCGAGTGGGTTGCATATTTGGAAGTGTTAGCGGATGGCCGACCAAAATCTTAGAGTAAATATCACAGCCTTTGACAAGACGCAGCGTGCTTTTGCGTCTGTTCGGGCTGGTCTTGGTAAGGTTAAGTCGTCTGTTTTTAACGTCCGCAACGCCGTTGTCGGGCTTGGTGCAACACTGGCACTCAAGCAGTTTGCTGGGCAAATTGACGAACTTGCTAAAGCCAGTGGCCGCCTTGGCCTGACCGTCAACGAATTGCAATCATTGCAGTTTGCGGCAGGGCAAACAGGCGTTTCATCCGACGAACTGACTAAAGGTCTTGAGCGTTTCAGCCGCAGCATCGGTGAGACAGCACAGGGCATCGGTTCTGCTAAAGAAGAATTTGAACAGCTTGGCATTAGCGTTAAGAACGCCGACGGCTCACTAAAACCCACGACAACTTTGCTTAATGAAGTTTCTGATGGCCTTAAAGATGTCAGCGACCCAGCCGAGCGCGTCCGCATTGCGTTTGACCTGTTTGGCCGTTCTGGTGTCAAACTAATCAACACGCTAAAGGGCGGGTCTGAAAGCCTGACAGAACTGCGTGACCGCTTCAATGACATCACCATCACACTGACAGAAGACCAAGCAAAGGCCGTTGAGGCCGCCAATGATGGCTTTGACCGTCTTGGCAAGACCTTCTCATCGTTTGGCCAGTCTATTACCGCCACGGTGTTGCCGGGCATCCAGCGCGTTGCCGAAGCATTTACGGTTCTGGGTTCACTTGCTATTGCCAACATCATCGACGGTGTAAGCGTTCTGCGTAACCGCTTCATCGCCCTAGCGCAAACATTTGGCCTGCTGGCAGATGCAGAGAAGTCTGCAATCAATGAAGGCACATCAGCGCGTCTGCGTGAGATTGCTGAAAGCTATGCGCTGGCTGCTGATAACGTCGTGCCTCTTGCTGATAATGTTAAGAAAGTCGGCGAAGAAGCTGTTGTCGCAGAAGATAAGCTAAAGAAATTGGCGACAACGGCTAAGACGGACGGTGAGCGTTCTGCCGAGACAATCGGCGAAAGTTTCGGGCAAACATTCAAAGCCATCTCAATGGGGACAAAAAGCGCATCTGATGCGTTCGGAGATATGGCCAAAAAAATCATTGCTCGTCTTTATGACATTCTTGTTGTTGAGCGCTTGGTGCAGTCAATCGGCGGTTTCCTCAAGCCTATGAAAATCTTTGGCGGCTCTGGCGCAACACCCAAAAAAGCCATCGGCGGCTCTGTGCAACGCGGTCAGCCGACCCTAGTTGGCGAACGCGGTGCTGAATTATTCGTGCCAGCGTCATCGGGCAGCATCGTGCCAAACAACAAAATGGGCGGCGAAGGTGTCGTGGTCAATCAAACCATCAATGTAAGCACAGGCGTTTCGCAAACTGTTCGTGCCTGAGATTGTGCAACTTATGCCACAAATTGTCGGCGCAGCTAAGTCTGGCGTGCTGGATGCTAAGAAGCGCGGCGGCGCATACGGGGCAGCGTTCTAATGGCTATCACTTATCCACTAACACTACCGACCATCAAAGACATGCGTGCTATTCGCCTGACCGCTAAGAACTCGGTCGGCATCAGCACAAGCCCGTTTAGTTACACGCAGCAAGTTTACAAGCATCAGGGTCAACGCTGGCAAGCCGAAGTGCAGATGCCAGCTATGAACCGCGCACAGGCAGAGGAATGGTTTTCGTTTCTGGTCAAGCTGAATGGCCAGTATGGCACGTTCTTGCTGGGCGACCCGCACAGTGCGCCGCGTGGTTCTGCTTCGTCAACGCCCGGCACGCCAGTTGTAAACGGCGCAAGCCAAACGGGTGCGGAACTGGCGATTGATGGTCTGCCAGCTAGTGCAACAGGATACCTGAAAGCTGGCGATTATATCCAACTCGGCGCGGGTTCTACTGCCACGCTGCATAAAGTGTTGAATGATGTAAACAGCAATGGGTCTGGCGAAGCCACGCTGGACATCTGGCCTGACTTGCGGTCATCACCCGCAGATGACGCAGCGGTTGTCATTAGCAATGCTGTCGGCGTGTTCCGTCTGGCAGCTAATGAAATCGGCGTTGATATTAACGAAATCGAGTTTTTTGGAATTACGTTTGCGGCTGTTGAGGCATTATAAATGGCACGCGGTATAACATCGGGGCTGAATACGCAAGTCACCGCCAGCGAACTTGAGCCAATCTTTTTGATTGATTTGGATTTTGAAAGTGGGTCGCTGTATTTTTGGAACGGCGTGCGTCCGCTGACTTATAACGGTAACGAATATCTTGGCGGTGGCAATCTCATCAACATCTCACCGATTGTAGAGACAAGTGATGTTCGCGCTGTCGGTGTAAACTTGACGATGAGTGGCTTGCCAGCCAGTCTTATCAGCATCGCACTGACAGAAGCCTATCAGGGCAAGCCAGTTAAGATACGCTTCGGCGCGCTGTCATCTGGCGCGATAGTTGCTGACCCATATATTATATTTGACGGACGTATGGATGTGCTGACCATCGACGACGCTGCCGAAGGTGCATCTATCAACATCGCAGCAGAAAGCCGCATGATTGACTTAGAGCGTCCACGCTTGCGCCGCTATACACCGCAAGACCAGAAGATTGACCACCCCAGCCGATACTGGTCTTGATTATGTGCCAGTCATTCAAGACGTATCTATTCAATGGGGTAGATAATGCAGCGCAAACAAGGTTGGGAACTCAAGCTGGATGGTGCGTTGCAGAATGTTGCGTATGAGCCATATATTCTTGGCGAAACAGACTGCTTTGCTGGAACGGCAAACATTGTGTCGGAAATGACTGACACTGACATTCTAGAGAAGTGGCGCGGCAAGTATCAGTCATTCTTGCAAGCGGCGCGTATGATTAGGCGCGAAGATTATGATGGCGTGCCTGACTGGCTTGACCAGATAACAGAAGGCCGCATAACGCCGAAACAGGCGCAGCGTGGCGACATCGTGGCAAGACATATTGACAAAGTTGTGCCATCATTGGGCATATGTGCTGGCGACCAAGCGTTGCTGTTTACGCACGACGAAGGTGCTATTTATGTGCCAATGAGAATAATCGAAGCAGCTTGGCGGGTGTAATATGGGTGATAAAGCAGAAGATGTTTTAAAGGATGCTCTGACTGTTGCCGCCATTGTTTACACAGGCGGCGCAGCGGCGGGCGCATTAGGTATAGGGGCTGGCGTAAGTATTGGGTCTGCCCTTGCCACCGCTGCCTTGCAAACTGCTGTTGCTTATTCTGCCGGGGCTTATGATGCTGTTGACGCGCCATCATCATTGGGCAACGAAGTTGCTGGTCGCCAACTAAACGTCAAGCTGCCGACACAGCCGCGCCGCACGATTTACGGCGAAGTCAAAGCTGGCGGCACAGTTGTTTTCTTAGAAACGTCTGACGATAACAAGTATCTGCATATGGTTGTGGCGGTAGCTGACCACGAAGTTGATAACTTAGCGTTCTGGTGGATTTCACCAACTAGCACAGTTTATAGGCATGTTAATCTAAACGATGATGATGTGTTATTATTTAACGATGGCACAGATGCTAACGGCGTTAAGCGCTATTCAACAAACACATCACGCTATAAAAACGACGATAACGAAAAGCTGACCCGCTTTAAGTTTTATGACGGAACGCAGACAGTCGCAGATGCCGATTTGGTGGCAGAAACCAGCGCGCCAAGCACGATGGTCTTAAACGGCATTGCATATATTTATGCGCGTTTCCAGTATGACGTTGATGCGTTCCCGAATGGTATTCCTGCCGTGACAGCACTGGTCAAAGGCAAAAAGCTGTTTGACCCGCGTGACGATACCACATCTTATTCAGAAAACCCTGCACTGGTTGTGCGTGACTATCTGACCAGCGCAACGGGTCTGGCAGCTACAGCCGCAGAGATTGACGACACAAGCATCATCGCAGCAGCGAATATCTGTGATGAAACCGTTTCCGCTAGATAAGCGCAAATATCCCTACATTCGTCATCAGAAGACCGCTTTACTTGTAACGGCATTATTGACGCAGATAAGCCGCCAGCGACGGTGTTGCCGCGTCTGCTGACATCTATGGTCGGCCACTGTTCTTATTCTGATGGCAAGTGGCTTGTGCTGGCTGGCGCATACCGCACGCCGACTATTACGCTTGACGAAGACGATTTGCGAGGCGCGATACAAGTGCAGACCCGTGCCAGCCGCAGAGACAGCTTCAACAGCGTCAAGGGCATTTATGTTGCGCCAGACGAGAACTATCAGCCGACAGATTACCCAGAAATCACAAACGCGACCTATGTGACCGAAGACGCTGGCGAGAAGGTAACGACAGAACTTGACTTGCCGTTTACTGACAGCACCACAATGGCGCAGCGTATCGCCAAGATACATCTGGAACAGGGTCGCCAGCAGTTGATGATTAACTACCCGGCGAAGCTGACTGCGTTCAAACTGCAAGTCGGTGACACGGTTATGATTACCAATGAACGCTTTGGCTTTGCGTCTAAAGTGTTTCAGGTTGTTGAATGGACGCTGGCAATCTCTGGCGAACAGCTTGGTGTTGACCTTGTGCTGCGCGAAACAGCGGCGGGTGTTTACACTTGGTCGAGCAATGAGCAAGTAGCTGTTGACCCTGCGCCTAATACCACGCTGCCAAGCGCATATGACATTGGCGGTGTCGGTGTATCTATTGGCGAGGAATTGCGGATTATTAACCAGAAAGCCGTGGCAGTTATCGAAGTGACGGTGACTGGTGGCGGCACGTTCCAAGACAAATACGAAGTGCAGTTTAAGAAAAGCACCGAAAGCACGTTTAAGTCGCTGGGTCGCGGCTCATCAAACATCTTTGAGATTATAGATGTCGAAGACAATGTGACCTATAATATCCGCGCTAGGGCTATCAGCAATCTTGGCGTTAAGTCTGAATTTACAGAAATTAGCCATCAAGCAGTCGGCAAGACCGCACCGCCAGCCGATGTGAGTGGCTTGCGGATTAACGTGGTTGGCGCAGAAGCACATTTGTCGTGGGACGCTGTGGCTGATTTGGATTTGTCGCACTATCAAGTGCGTTATTCGACAGATACAACCAGCCCATCATTCCAAAATGCTGTGACGCTTATTCCAAAGATTACAGCGACCAGCACGACTGTTCCTGCACGAACTGGCACTTACTTTGTTCGCGCCGTTGATACGTCTGGCAACACCAGCCAGAACGCCACCAATGTTGGCACAGACATTCAGTCAATCGCTGGCTTAAACGTGGTTGCCACATCTACACAGCACCCAACATTTGCTGGCGTGAAGACCGATTGCGTGGTCGATGATGACAGTCAAGGTGTGCCTGTTCTGAAATTGGCCACATCTATTCTGTTTGACGCTGCCACAGGCAACTTTGACGATGCGCCGGGTCTGTTCGACAGTGGCGGTGGTCGCGTTGACAACGAGGGTGCATATGAGTTTGACAGTTATGTGGACTTGGGCAGCAAATACACAAGCCGCGTGACTGCTGCTTTGGACGTTATCCGCATTGACTATGTGAACCTGTTTGACGATGCCGAAGGCAACTTTGATGCGCGTCAAGGTCTGTTCGACGGCGACCCTGCTGCTTATGATGACACCAATGTTGATTTGTTTGTTGCCACAACTAACGATGACCCAGCAGGAACGCCAACTTGGTCAGCGTTTAAGGAATTTGTGGTTGGCGATTACACAGCCCGTGCGTTGAAATTTAAGGCTGTCCTATCCAGCACAGACGAACAAGCCACGCCAGCAATCAAAGAACTGTCTGTGACTGTTGATATGCCCGACAGTCTGCGTGCTGACAATGACATCACAAGCGGCACTGCTGGCGGCGGTAAAGTAGTCACGTTCAGCCCCGCCTATAAGGATTTGCAAGGCTTGGCGATTGTTGCAGAAAATATGGCAACGGGTGATTTTTATGATATAGTGAGCAAAGACGCCACAGGCTTCACTATCCGCTTTAAGAATAGCGGCGGCACGGTGGTTGACCGAACATTTGATTATGTGGCTAAAGGTTATGGAGAACTTGTAACATGACGCAGAACGCATCTGATGTAGAGAATCGCCAACCAAGGTTTTGCCGCTTTTCGGCAAGACTTGAATGACGTTCTCGAAGACATCACAACGCTGCACAGTGGCAACACTGCACCGACCACGACATACGCATCAATGTGGTGGTATGAAGAAGACACCGACAAATTATATATCAGGAATGAGGATAATGATGCGTGGGTTGAAATCTTAACGATTGACCAAGCGAATGACCATCTGGCAACGATTGGTGCGAGCATCACGCTTGATGGCACGGGTAATGTGTCGATTGATAGCGGTGACTTCACAGTTGATACGGATACGCTGCACGTTGACAGCACGAATAATCGGGTCGGCGTGGGGACTGTTTCGCCAAGTGCATTGCTTAATGCCGTTGATGCAAGTGGAAGCGGCACTACCACACAAATTGCATCAGGAACAGCACATAGCCAAACTAGGTTTGCTGCAAGAACAGAGGGATATAATGGCATAATGTCGCTTTATGACAGTGGCGGCACGGAAGATGTAAAGTTAAGCGCAAAATCAGGTCAAGCTAGTTACATTAATAATGGCGGCAACGTCGGCATCGGGACTGATTCACCAGCGCATGAATTAACAGTAAAAAATGCAACACAAACCCCTACTATTCGTATTCATTCTGACACAACTTCGTTTCCTAGCCCGCGCCTTGAATTTATTCGTGGGACTAATGACACTTTTGGGGGTGATAATTATAGCGACCACAGAATAGTAGCTGATAGCGGTCATCTTATTTTCCAAGAAGCGTCAAGTGGCACAACAAATGAAGTTATGCGCCTCGACAATTCGGGCGGACTTTTGCTGAATGTAACCTCTAAAAATGCAAATAGCCAAGCAGCTATTAAGGCATCAAGCACTATAGCAATTCAAACGCAACCAACGTCAAATGGATATTATCCCTTATATTTCTACAATGCGTCTGGGCAGCAAAGAGGTTATATCTTTACCAGTAGCACAAGCACATCATTTAACACCACTTCTGATTACCGATTAAAGGAAAACGTCATTGGCATTACCGATGGCATTGAGCGTGTCAAACAACTTAATCCGTCACGTTTTAATTTTATTGCTGATGCTGACACCACAGTCGATGGTTTTCTTGCACACGAAGTTTCTGACATTGTGCCTGAAGCAATCACTGGCGAAAAAGATGCAATGCAGGATGAAGAATATGAAGTCACGCCAGCCGTTTATGAAGATGTCGTTATTCCTGCCGTTTTGGATGATGATGGAAATGAAATTGAACCTGAACGCACGAAACAACAGCTTGTCACCGAAGCGGTTATGGGAACACGCTCTGTGCCTGACTATCAAGGCATCGACCAAGCCAAACTTGTGCCATTGCTGACCGCAGCCCTGCAAGAAGCAATCGCCAAGATTGAAGACTTGGAAACCCGCGTCGCAGCACTGGAGAACTAAAATGGAGATTGTAATGAGTATCTTTGAAAACCTGCCTTACATCATTTCGTTTGCTGCTGCCATCAGCGCAGTAACGAAAACGCCGAAAGACGACGAACTTGTCGGCAAGGCGCAGAAGGCATACGGCATCGCTTATAAAGTGGTCGATGTCTTGGCTTTGAACATTGCAAAAGCTAAAAACAAATAAGATGTCGGAGAAAGCGGCCATTGACGTTGCAATCGGCAGCGTTGCTGTAACTGCGCCGCTTTGGGCAGTGAACTTGACCGTCTATGTCAACTTGGTTGTCGCCATAGGCGGTCTCGTTCTGTTAGCCATTCGGATACACAAATCATTCAAAGAGTAAGACCGATGAACTTCGGTGAAACACTGCTTGCTTACTGGCCAATCCTTACAGCAGGGATGGCGATGATTTGGTGGTTTAGCCGTTCCATATCCAATCTAGAAAATAAAAACGACAGAATGGATGAGCGCATGCAAGACGCTGAAGACAAGCTGACCACAATTTTTTCTTTATATAACAGCCTAATATCGCGTATGCTTGACGAACGAAAACCGAAATAGGGGTTAGGTTTTGGCATACACCACTGTTCGCAATGCAGTGCAGATTGGCAAGTCAGGCGAGTTTCTCGTTTGCAGCGTCTTGGAACTTCTAGGGCATCAGACTGCTATCTGTAACGGGCAGGGCTTTGACCTGTTAATGTTTGACGATGATGGCGAGACATTCCGCGTCGAAGTTAAGTCGTGCAAATCCAAATCAAATCAGAGGTATAAATTTATGACTGCCACGGGTTCGGGCAGCAAGAAGCTACTAAGCCCGGACGATTGCGATATAGTTGCCCTTGTGGCACTCGACGAAAAAATGATAGTGTTCCGTGATGTCATGCAAATCAAGCATAAGAAAACTACTGTCAGCATTGAACAGTTTGACCAGCCAGAGGCGGGGCAGCTTAGAAAAGCAATCGCGTCCGTCAAAGCCAGAAGGAATAGCTAAAATGTCTAAAACTATTGAGCCGCACTGGGACGACTTCCCGAACTTTGGCCGCAGCGAACTTGCGTGCCAGCACTGTGGTCGCGCAGAGATGGACGAAGATTTTATGTGGCGGCTGCAAGACCTGCGCGAAGCGTATGGCAAGCCGATGAAGATTACATCTGGCTATCGCTGCCCCGAACATCCGATTGAAGCACGCAAGAGCAAGCCCGGCGCACACACCACAGGCCGCGCTGTAGATGTCGGCGTGTCGCGTGGCGATGCGTATGCGCTGATGCGACTGGCAATGCGTATGGGCTTTACGGGTGTCGGTGTGCAACAAAAGGGCGATGGCCGCTTTGTCCACTTAGATGACCTGACCAGCAAAGAGGGCTGGCCGCGTCCGACTGTTTGGAGTTACTGATGGCACGATATAATCACTGGTTCTGGAATAGCAGATTTATAAACTGGGTCGCCAAGATAGTTTCGCGCTTTGGCGACTACTTATGGCACAAGCGATTTAAGAAATGATTGCCCCCTTTCTCGTCGGGGGAATGGCGGGGGTTTTGTTTGTTTTGTTCTTTTGCATTTAGGGGGTTGCCAAATCGTCACCAATCGTGCCAGATTGTCACTGTAAGCAAAACAAGGGAGTTTGCAGATGACTATTGAGAACCAAATAAAACGCTTGGAGCGCAAAATTAAAATGTGTTCTGGCATGATGGAATCTACAGCTAAATCAATTGTTCATTATTCTGAATTGGCTGATGTTTGTTTGAAGCGTAAAGGGAGTCAAGATGGTCGCTCTTTGTTTCATCATATTGCAGGAATTGAAGACGCGGCGCGTAGCTACAGAGAAACTCAGTATAGAATTGACAATTATCGTGATGAAATCCACGAACTACGCCGCCAGTTGGAAGCAGCATAATGTGGTCGCTGGTCAAAGACATATGTGGGGCGGCAGCGTTTATGCTGTCGCTCTACATGATTTTAATGTGGGGCTATGTGCTTGAGGGGGT